ATGGCGTCTCAAGGCACCAAACGATCATATGAACAAATGGAGACTGGTGGGGAGCGCCAGGATGCCACAGAAATCAGAGCATCTGTCGGAAGAATGATTGGTGGAATCGGGAGATTCTACATCCAAATGTGCACTGAACTCAAACTCAGTGATTATGATGGACGACTAATCCAGAATAGCATAACAATAGAGAGGATGGTGCTTTCTGCTTTTGATGAGAGAAGAAATAAATACCTAGAAGAGCATCCCAGTGCTGGGAAGGACCCTAAGAAAACAGGAGGACCCATATATAGAAGAGTAGACGGAAAGTGGATGAGAGAACTCATCCTTTATGACAAAGRAGAAATAAGGAGAGTTTGGCGCCTAGCAAACAATGGCGAAGATGCAACAGCAGGTCTTACTCATATCATGATTTGGCATTCCAACCTGAATGATGCCACATATCAGAGAACAAGAGCGCTTGTTCGCACCGGAATGGATCCCAGAATGTGCTCTCTAATGCAAGGTTCAACACTTCCCAGAAGGTCTGGTGCCGCAGGTGCTGCGGTGAAAGGAGTTGGAACAATAGCAATGGAGTTAATCAGAATGATCAAACGTGGAATCAATGACCGAAATTTCTGGAGGGGTGAAAATGGACGAAGGACAAGGGTTGCTTATGAAAGAATGTGCAATATCCTCAAAGGAAAATTTCAAACAGCTGCCCAGAGGGCAATGATGGATCAAGTAAGAGAAAGTCGAAACCCAGGAAACGCTGAGATTGAAGACCTCATTTTCCTGGCACGGTCAGCACTCATTCTGAGGGGATCAGTTGCACATAAATCCTGCCTGCCTGCTTGTGTGTATGGGCTTGCAGTAGCAAGTGGGCATGACTTTGAAAGGGAAGGGTACTCACTGGTCGGGATAGACCCATTCAAATTACTCCAAAACAGCCAAGTGGTCAGCCTGATGAGACCAAATGAAAACCCAGCTCACAAGAGTCAATTGGTGTGGATGGCATGCCACTCTGCTGCATTTGAAGATTTAAGAGTATCAAGTTTCATAAGAGGAAAGAAAGTGATTCCAAGAGGAAAGCTTTCCACAAGAGGGGTCCAGATTGCTTCAAATGAGAATGTGGAAACCATGGACTCCAATACCCTGGAACTGAGAAGCAGATACTGGGCCATAAGGACCAGGAGTGGAGGAAATACCAATCAACAAAAGGCATCCGCAGGCCAGATCAGTGTGCAGCCTACATTCTCAGTGCAGCGGAATCTCCCTTTTGAAAGAGCAACCGTTATGGCAGCATTCAGCGGGAACAATGAAGGACGGACATCCGACATGCGAACAGAAGTTATAAGAATGATGGAAAGTGCAAAGCCAGAAGATTTGTCCTTCCAGGGGCGGGGAGTCTTCGAGCTCTCGGACGAAAAGGCAACGAACCCGATCGTGCCTTCCTTTGACATGAGTAATGAAGGGTCTTATTTCTTCGGAGACAATGCAGAGGAGTATGACAGTTGA